CAATACAGATGCCTACCACGTTTGTTAGCTGGTATCAACGGCTCATAGTAAGGGATTACATTCTCAACTACATAGTGACCTTTAAACCATTGATTCAAAATGATTATTTCTTGGTATAGGGTCATATCCGGGTATCTCGGTTTGCCCGTGTCTTTCAAAATCATTGTGTTCGTCCTACTGTGGCTCGGACAAGGCGGAGAACTCCAAACAAAATCAAAGTCGTCAAAATAGTCTAACAAGTACTGATGAGCATCAGCTACAACAACCGTATCATTCGGGAAACGCTCTTGATACAACCGAGCCAACTCAGGGTCTAACTCAACAGCAGTAACTTGCATATCAATACCAGCCTCTTCGGCTACTTCGTCCCACTTGTAGCGGTTGCCACCAAGACAAGCGTATAGGTTCAAAACTCTAAACTTCTTCATCTCTCTCATATCCGAGCGTCCACATTACAAAATCAAGCACTCTTAGCTTCCAGCTTTCCATAGTTCTCGTGTATTTTGGTTATTAGAAAGTCCCCAGCACTCAGGGCATCTTCTACTTGTCGAATGGAATAGATGACTGTAGAGTGGTCGCGGTTGAACATCTTGCCTATCTCGGTCAATGTATAACCTAAAGGGTAAAGAATGTCGTACAGCTGAAACATTGCGTACTGCCTTGCGATTACTGTGTTGCGTTCTCGGTTCTTTGACTTAAGTTCTGAGTAAGCTATTCCCGTAGCCTGTTCTATGTTTGAGATTATCTCTTTGGCTTCCTGTCCGATATATCTGCTGGCTTTCACTCCGTTCAGAGCATCAATTAAATGGTCTACATCTCCACCGAAGTAACCCTTGTGCAGCTCAATGATGTCGGTCAATTGCTGCCTCATGTTGTCGTTAAGTCTCACTTGCATCTCCAAACGTTTATCTGTTTGCCAAATTCGCCTTCTATCTTGTAGCCAGTCTTCTCTATTAACCCTTTCTTGTGAAGGTTAGAAAATGACCTTCTGATTGAAGTTATGGGAGTCTTTGCCCACTTGTCAGAAGATAACGGCTCCATTATCTGAAAGTGCCTTAAAACTCGCTCAGGAGTTACACCGAGCTGGTCATGATTTCTAGTCATGATTTCTAAAGTAAAGTAGAACAAGTTCGTCCTGACTTTTGGCTTTCTCTTGGGACTTCTTTAACTCTGTCCCGATTTCATTGTTCGTGTTGTAAAACATCAGTTCTGATTTATGTAGTTGATAATTGTTTCCTGTGTCCTTACACTTACTCGCTCCCCAGCAAAGTAAGCGTAAACGGTTTGAGTTGACAGCCCCGTGTCTTTGGCTATCCGATAGGCGGTTATCTTCTTGGCGTTCGCCTCCGCTATCACTTCTTCAATCTTGATAATGTTCAGCATGGTAATAATCTAAACAGGTTTCACATTTGGTTTCGTTTGTGGTTACTTCTCCACAGTCCTCGCAGTAGTTGCAGTCGCAGTCATCGCACTCCCTTATGCGCTTTCCGCAGCACTCTCGGTAAGTCCAACTGTTTAAATAATGCTCCATTGTTCTATTGTTAAATCATTCATTTTCCCTTTGCTTTTTCTAATTAAAAGTAGTGTCAAAAAGCCACTCGATGTTCGTCTCTCCCGTGTCTCTTATAAAACAACCCCAAACACCGAAAACAAACAACAGAAATGTTATTGCAATTATAGCTTTTAGAATCATCATCAGTTTATCTGCATATTCTTGGTCGATTGGCGTTACGTTATTATTGGGTAATATTGGAGGTAAAATCATTTCAATGAGTTAATGTAATTGATGAATCCCGTGTATTCTGCAAGATACTGTTTGTTTTAATTTTTCTGTTTTTTTAATTGATGCCTCAAATATACAACTATTTTGAATATCCAAAACACTACGGCAAAAAAACACATTTAGGAAGTTGAGGAAGTTTAGGATTCTAAGGATTTGACCTTGTCTTTGTATTCTTTGAGCATCTCCTCCAGTTCCCACGTTGCAAACTTCACAGTATTTAAGCTGAGCTGGTGCATCTCTTCCGCTAACCCTTCGCGCTCTCGGTCTAAGTTCAGCCCGAAATCGTATTGCCTTCCTTGTTGCATCACGTTACAACCGTAGCATTGTGGTCGGCAGTTGTCCTCGTTCCATCTCGTGGCGTACCTTGCTCTGGACATGAAGTGTCCGCATTGTATCTTCTTCCAATGGTAACTTCTGCCGCAAGTGTAGCACTCAACAAAGCCGTCAAGATTTGCAGCCCTTAACCGAATAAATCGGCTAAAGACTGCATCTAAATCTTTGACAATTTTAGAACGGGAGGTCGCCATCGTCTACCGTTACCGCTTTAGAAGTTACCTCCGCTTTTAACTTCGGCTCATAGGTGTCAACTGAAGCGTATAACTTGCCCTGTGCTGACTGCTTTATTTGAAGTCTTAACTCAAGACCTTGCTTGCCCTCTTTTAGGTAGTCGTCATTTTGCTGTAACCACTTGACCAGCTTGCTCGGGTTAATTACCATGCTCGCCTTGACCCAGTCAGGAGCGTTCTCGTTGGGTGTGTAGACGTTCAAGCCATCCACAAAAATCACTTTGTTTTCCATTCTATTTTAGTTTAAAAGGTTTCTATTTGACATTTCGTAATCGAAGTATTTAGCATTATCAACACCAATTGGTTCGTCAAGTTTAACACCCGATTCCCTGAGTACCGCGTATATCTTACTGCCAGTTTTACGCAGTTGGTTTATAATCTCATCTCTTGTAAACGTATCTTGCTCCTTGTAATCTGTTTGAGATTCGTTTTGCAAAAGGAAAATTTCAATGTCCGCTAACACAAATGAAATTAAAAGCGATGGTGTTAACGCGCTATCTTCGTTTAGTTCCATTATTTGTGTTAACGCGCTATCTTCGTTTAGTTCCATTATTTGATGTTTAAAAGGTTACGAAGATAATCATTTGCAAACGCTAACCGTTCGCGGAGTTGTTCCTGCATTTCAAGGTCTGCTTCTACTCGTATCTCGATGAGTTTGAAGCGTTCGTCCTTTATGCGTGGGTCGAATGAAATGAACCGACAGGCTAACGCTCCAGTTGCCAACATCTGCCCTTGCATCTGCCACATATATTTCGGGTCGATGTAACCCTCGAACGCTGTCTTCAGATGGTTCGTAGTGTTGTACGGGCATTTGATTTCTATCAGTTCACCATCTACCATACCATCAGGACTTGCGCCTGAGTATTCGTTTATCTCAACGAACGGCATTTCTTCAATAGTAACGCCTCTGAGTTCTGAGTAATACGCCTTGCAAATTGGTTCGTATTCATTGCCCCAGTCTAAGGCAGTCCCGAAGATTTCCTTGCGTTCACCCGTTAAAAGTTCTGCAGCCTTCTCGTAGATGTAACTGATAGCAGTTTGCCCAAGTACCTCGTCTTTCTTGCGTCCGTTGGTCATCAGGTCGCCAAATCTGGAAGCTGTGAACTTACCCAACCTTTGTGCGTACCATTCCTCTGACCTTTGCTCTGAGCTGCTTATTGCTTCGTATATTCCTTGCTCTTCCATCGTTATGCTCTTTTAAAGTCATCAGATTCGTCCTCGCCAAACACTCCAACTTCGTAAAGCCCTGACAGTTTCAACACTACTCTTGATAGTGCGCGTTTCTCAGCCATTGCAACCGGGTACTTTTGGCGTGTGTTGTCAGGTGCAGACTCTCCGAAGGTTTCCATCGTTACGGGTAATCCGTCAGGTCGTGCCATCTCACCAGTAGCTTTTATTACTACGTGCTTCAGGTCGTCTGACAAACTGACAACATCGTATGTAACTCTGATGCCTCTTTGCGCTTGTATGCGCTCGATTCCTTGTCGGGTTATTATTACAAACCCTTGAGGGCTTTTGAAGAAGTGGTCTTTGTTCAGACCGTTCTCTTTTGCAAGGTGTTGTAACCTCTCTTTCTGCGTTACGTTCATCGTTCTGTTTTTGATGATTAATAAAAATTGAATTTACGAATTAAGTGTTTGAATATCAACCGAATTATGCTGTTCGTCATAGATTCGAATGAAGGTGTATTTGCCTGACTTGATTGGCTCTACTTGGGCAAACTTCACCAGCTTCCAAAATACCCACGGCTCAACGTGAGTAGTTCCCGCGTCAACTGGAGAGGTGCGTAGGTCGGTTAGTGCTTTTCGAGCAACCAACCGAATGAAGGCTGGTATCTGCTCGTTTGACATTGTAATTTCGAATTGTAAATGGTTCATGATTTCTTTCAAATATTGCCTTTAATATTAGTGTGAATAATTAGGCGTGGGATGCACTTCTTTGACTTTTATCTTATTCGTAAATAAGAGTTGCACCTAATTTAGGATGCAGTTCAGCCGCCTAACATTCACACATTAAAATTGCTTTTTAACCATTTGTCAGCTAAATTGAATCGTTCTTTTTTATTCAAAGTATTCATTGATATTCCTTTGCTATCAATATATTTTGCAAATTTCATTTCTTGAAACGAACTCATTTCAACCCCATAAACATTTATTTTTTTGCTTTCATTTCGTTGTTCTTTTGTTGTTTGATGGGTCAAATATAAAACTATTCTTTTGAATAATCAAAACATTTAGACCGAAAAAATTGAAATTATTTTTGGTTTGAACTCAATTCTGCTTGAAATGAGCGTTCAAAATCGCCTCTTGGTTCATCTCAATTTCCTTGTACATCTCCTCCGCGTTGACCGCAGCATCGAAGATAACGTCTTGCGTGTCGATTATTGCCCGAACCGCGTAAAGAAGATAGACCAACAACCCCACAACCAGCAGAACAAGAAACAGAATAGCGGTTAAAAGGAATGTTGTCATCTTATTTTCCCGTTGATGATGCGGAGGTTGTCCACCTCGAAGTCTCCGCCTTCTGAGATTTGAACGAAAGCAAATCCGTGATTCCACTTATTGATGGGCATATACATTGGGTTCATTTCGCATAAACACCCAGTAGACCATGTGGTTACAATCTTGCCTTCCAAGTTGTTTTCCGTATGCTCAGAAGTTTGATGATTATGACCGCAAATAACACTTGCTTTGGCTCTCATGTAGTACCCTCGTGCTGGGTTAACAGGACTAAAGACCGACCGCCCGAACTCATGACCATGTAAGATGTTCAGCTTGCCAGCTTTGATAATTCGCTTATCTTGAATCAAGGTAACCCCGTATTCACCGAACTTCAGAAGAGTGTCAAGTGTGAACTCCGAAGTACCAAGTAACTCAGGTGCTTTTGTTCTTAAGTAAGCCTCGTAACGCTC